TCTTCCTTTAATTAGAGAGTCAATGGTTAGATCACACGCAAGAGGTATCGAGAATGCAATCCTAGCAGGTAACCACGACAATGGTGTTTACGCTTCAGGCGCATTTGAAGGTCTATTAGCAGCAGCTGATTCAGACAATCATGAAACTTCAGCAGGTGCTTCAGGTTTCACAGCAAGTGACGTAGTCACAGCAGCTGACCTATTAGGCATGAGAAAGAATATGGGTAAATATGGTGTTAATCCTAGTGATGTAGTTTATATTGTATCACAAGATGTATACTTTAACCTATTAGAAGATGCTGAATTCCAAGATGCTAACTTAGTTGGTGACATGGCTACTAAGCTAAGTGGTGAAATTGGTCAAGTATTCGGTTCAAGAGTACTATTATGTGACGAATTCGCTTCTAAAGCTGCTGGTATCTACGGCGCAGTCGCTGTTTATACTAGAAACTACGTAATGCCAAGACTTAGAGGTGTAACCGTTGAGTCTGACTACGAAGTAGCTAACCAAAGAAGAGTACTTGTAGCTTCACAAAGAATCGGTTTCACTGACTTAATTGACGGTGCAACATCGAAGTGGGCTTACGCGTATAAAGCTTCGTAAGGATAACCCTTAACAGGAAACGGTTTCAGGGAGTGTACCTAACACTCCCACTTTTTAATTATGGCAGATTTAATAACATTAAGAGAATATAAAAACTTCGCTGGACTTACTGGAGAAAGTGAGAATGCGAAGATTAATGTAATTATTCCAGCCATCAGCCAAGCAGTAAAAACATATTGCGGCACAAGTTTTGTAGATTATTATTCTAGTGATAAAACCGAATATTACGATATTAAGGATAGATACACTAATGCAATAATACTCGATGAGAGTCCAATCGTGAGCGTGACTTCAGTTGAAGAAAGACAGAATCAATCAGACTCATATACGACTCTAATATTTGAAAATTCAGATTCAAGTGGAAAGTATGACTACGTAGTAGATTATAATGCAGATACTATATTTAGAACTACTGCAAGTGGAGATAAAATGTTTCCACAAGGAAGAAAAGCAGTAAAGGTAGTTTATAAATCAGGTTATGCTGCAACTCCACAAGATTTAAAACTAGCATGTTTTGATTTAGTTAAGTACTATTTAAAAGACGAAAGAAAAGCAAACTTAACTATTTCAGGTGCACAGATACAAAATCCTGTATCAACAAGTTTAAGAGAAAACATAGGTTTTCCTGACCATATTAAACGTATACTGGATTTTTATAAAATACATAAGTAATGGCAGATAAATTTAAGTTTAAGTACTTATCTAGAGATAGTGATAGTGGGATAAGTTACGAAAAGCTAGTTCAAGAACAGGCAAAAAATATAGGAAAAACTGCAACAGATTTAGGAAAACAACTTAGAAATGTTCAGCTAGGTAGATTAGAAGGAAGCGAAGGATTTTTTAGAGAGTTAAATGATTCTCTTGCTGCAACAGGGTTAAGTAATGACCCTGAAGTAATGAAAGCATATAAAAGATTAACGGGTGAAGCAACCCAAAAACAATTAAGTTCTGCACTAGCTCAACTAGCAGGACATTTAAAAAGAGCAGGGTCTGCACTACCTACACAGTGGAATATAGGACATAGAACAATGGAGCCTATTAACGTTTCTATCTCTTTGACTATAATGGCAATACAAAGCGGACTATTAGAACTAGAAGCAAAAGGAGAAGCAAATACGGTTTTCTACAGAAAACAACAAATAACAGCTGAAAGACTAAGAAAATTAAGAGCTGTAGGACATGTTATCTCCCAAGCAGAAAAGAAAAATGATTTAGAAAATAAACAAATAGTTGCTAAATTAAAAGATATGAAAAAAGATGGACATATAGATATAAGCCATCTAAAACAGTTAGACTTAAAATTAAATGATGGAACTCTTGCAAGATATCAAATTGAAACAGAAGATTTAAACAAAGATATTAAAGGAGTTAAACAAAAAACACTAGGAGCAATGAGAAAAGCTTTAGTGTCTGGGACTACTCAAGGAATGACCTCTGACTTAGCAAAAGCATTAGGCGAAGCAGACATTACTAGTATTACGGGTTCTAAAAGCATTGGGAAAGAGTTAGGAGAACAATTAGTAGAAGCTGCAGTAGGTAAAAAGAAAAGAACTTATAAAAAAACAACTAAAGGAAAAACAAGAGTAAAAACATCTGTTGATACTCAAAAAATAACTACTAAAGCAAGAAAAGTTGGAACAGGAGCAGCTGTAATTGCAAAACAATTAGAAGCTCAAAATAAAATACTAACAACTGCTTCTATAGGTAAGTCAACTGATGACGAGGCACTTTCTCTTAATAAAATTAAATATAATATTAACAGAAGTTTAGGTGCAGAAGTTAGAAGAAATATGGGAAGACCTGCACTAATAAATAGAACAGGACAATTTTCAAACAGTGCTAGACTTTTAAGTTTAAGAGACACAGGAAAAACATTAACAGGTGAATATACTTATACTTTAACAGGTGGAGGGCAAAGTAAAAATAAAAGAGGAGTTTACTCAACTTTTGAAAATTTAGGTAGTAAACAATGGCCTTCAAGATATAATCCAAAACCTTTAATAGCTAAAAGCATAAGAAACTTAGCTTTAAAGTATACCGAGAGAAAATTTACACTTAGGAGAGTATAATGGCATACAGAACACAAAGAAAGAAAATAGCCGAAGCTCTTGTTAACAAGTTTAAAGAAATTGATGGAAATCATCCATTTAATTCAAACATCTTTCAAAATGCTGATTCACATTTAGTATTTTTAGATGAGATACAACAATACCCAAAAGTATGCGTTGTAGCAGGAGATGAGATACGACAGTATCAACCTGGCGGATTTAAATGGAGATTTTTAACAGTAACAATCAGGGCATATGTAGAAGATGCAAATGACCCTCAAGAAGTTTTGTCATTATTACTCGAAGACATCGAAAGAGTAATTGATGATAATGACATACTAGTGTATGACGATACCGTATCGCCAAACCTACAAACAACATCTATAACTATTCAATCAATAGGTACAGATGAGGGAGTAATATCCCCACTAGGCATAGGAGAAATGGTAGTTGAAATACGATATTAGGAAACAGGTAAAGCAGAAAATTCTAGCTGAACCCTTTCCAAAGTAAATATAGGAGATAAGCAAAATGGCTTTAAATCTATCAAGAAATACCTCGGTATTCGTCTCAACAGGTAATGGAGTACACGCAAGTGGTGGTTCCGTTGTTAACGTAGATGGCTTTACCGGTGGTTCAGGACATGCTGTAGGTGATGTAATCACTTGCGGAACAACTTCAGGAACTGGAGTTGGACTAAAAGTAGTAGTGTCTGCGGTTAACTCGGGAGCTGTCACTGCTGTAACAATTCCTAATAACTTTAGAGGAAGACTATTCGCAGATGATGAAACTGCAGCTCAAACAACAACAACAGGTACAGGCACAGGCTTTGCTTGTGTTGTAAAAGGCGCTGGAGTTGATGTAACTTCAGAAGGTAGCAGATTACCAACAGGTCTTTTTAAAGGAAACGGAACAGATGCTAATACTTTCAAAATTGGAGTACTAGATGGTTATAGTTTCTCACAAGGAAGTGATGCTACTGATATAACAATTAGTGAAGCAGGAGCGGAGCCTAATAGGGGTTCAAAAAGATTCAATGACTCTTTACCACCAGCAGAATGGTCTTTCGGTACATATGTAAGACCTTTCAAACATGGTACATACAGTCACAGATCAAGTGGTACAATGGATATGGTAGAAAATATTCTTTGGGCTGCAATTGCAGGTAAAGATATTACTGGAGGTTCAGAAAGTGGAACTTCAGCTACTGCGATAACTTGTGATGCAACAGATGCTGATGTATCTTTCGCAAGGTCAGACCATCATGAATTATTGAAACTATCAATATTCTTTGCATTAGAAAATACAACTTACAGACTAAATGAATGTCAAGTAAACCAAGCAGAAATTGACTTCTCAATTGATGGTATTGCTACTATTACATGGTCAGGAAATGCAACAACTATTGACCAGGTAACAACAGCTATAGAAGACCCTTCAAAAGCTTTAATTAGTACAGATGGTACTGCAACAGTGGCTACTTTAAGTACTTATATAGAAGGTTATAACTATGTAGATACTACTGCACCAAATGATGCTGATTATTTAAGAAATAAATTATCAACTCTAAGCCTAACGCACACAAAAAATTCAGCAGGCGTACTAGAAGTTGGAGCGACAGATAGTACTACTACTTATGATATTAATATCACAGGTGGTTCACTAACTATTGCTAATAATATTACTTATGTAACACCAGAAACTCTAGGTCTTGTGGACGTTCCAGTAGGTTCTTTCTCAGGTGCTAGACAAATAAGTGGTTCTTTAACTATGTACTTAGATACTAAGGCAAATGGTTCAAACGTACTGCTATCTGACTTAACAGCAGCTACTGACTTAGTTAATAATTCATTTGACATGAGTCTATATATGGGAGGCGGGTCTTCTTCTACTCCGGTAGTTGAATTTGACTTACCAAAAGCTCATTTACAGATACCTACAATTGAAACAGCGGACATTATTTCAACAACTGTTGAATTTGCTGCTCAAGGTACTGACTTATTAACAGGAGATGAAATGACGGTTAAATATAAAGGTTTAACAAGTCACTCTGATTCTGCTTACACAACAGACGTCACTGTATAACAATGACAGCGTACAATCTACTTCGAGAAAGTAGTGTACACATCGTACACAATGGGAGTCGTTATTTAATTAAAACGACTCCTGAAGTGTCGTTCTCACAAACATTTGCGGAAGATGCATACGAAGTTAAGACTTTGCACGATCAAACAAAGATGTTTCAGGGAACAAGCATAACAAAAGCAAATCCTGCAAACTTTAGTTTTGCAGTTCATCTAACTCAAGAGAAAGATGAATCAATTGTAAAAAGTCTTCTGACTGATTATGATACAAGCAATGGAGAACAATTATTAAAATCTTTTGACTTATATATCGTAACAGGAGAAAGCACCTTTAAATTAGAAGGTTGCGTAATTACTCAAGGAGAGTTTAATTTAGCAAAAGGCTCACCACTTATATTAACTGTAAGTGGAGCAGCAAAACAATTGAGTAGAGTAGGAAATGCTAGCTATTCGCTTCCAGGTTCACTGGTAAGCGCCAGTTCGACTAGAACTCCCACCCTATCCTTGTTAGATGTAGAGGTAGATTCAACAGATGTACCAAATCTAGCGACCGCCACTTTACAAGTGCAAAATAATATCAATTGGACTCCTTTTGAGACTTTACAAAATAGTTTGTCAGTTACTTCAGCAAGTAATGCAATGTATCCGACAACTTATACACTAGGAGATAGAGTAGTAAGTGGAAATATTACACAGTATTTAACAAGTAATAATTCAAGTACTTTTCAATCTTTTGATACCTCAGCAAACATAGGAATTAAAACAATAGTTAATAATTCCACTTTTTTAAACGCCAATCTTACAGGTTGTATGTTTACAAAAAGAAACAATGTTGCTGAAGCTTACACGCAGACTTTTGACTTTCGATTAGTTAATAGTCCTGCAAATTTAGGAACCATTATAACATATTAGGAGAAAATAAATGGATTTAAAATCATTACTGGTAGACAGTAAAACAACTTGGGTAGAATTCCCAGGCTTAGATGGATTTGAAGTAGAACTTGCAAATTTATCAAGAAAAGAATTAGTAAACTTAAGAAAAAAGTGTACAACAAATAAGTTCAATAGAAAAACAAGAGCATTTGAAGAATCTTTAGATGATGAAAAGTTTGTAAAAGAGTTTTCAGAAGCAACTGTAAAAGGTTGGAAAGGTTTAAAACTCTCATACTTAGAAGATTTAATACTTGTAGACCTAGAAGGTCAAGATTTATCAAAAGAAATGGAGTATACATTAGAAAATGCTTTAGTGCTTGTAGAAAACTCATCAGAGTTTGATAATTGGCTCAACGAGGTAGTCTTTGATTTAGAGAACTTTCGTAGCAAAGAACCAAAGCAAACTGCTAAAAAGACTGGAACTGTACCTAAGCAATAAAGAAGTAGGTATGACTAAAGACCAGTATCTCATGATGTGTGAGCAAACTGGTCAAGAAATTGATTGGGAAAAGTGCCCTCCTGACTGGGAGGATTTTCCAGACATAGTTATAACAGTGTTCAATATATTTAATTCTTTAGGGGATAGAATATATGGAGATGTAGGATATGTAGGAAAAGATTTTACAAATTTTAACTTTTTATTAAAACACTATAAAATAAAAAAATATCAAATAGATTTTGTATTTAATACAATACTGTGGTTAGACAGTAGAGCTATCAAAGAATCACAAAAAAGAATGAAACGTGAAATGGATAGAATAAAAAATAAGTAATGGCTAAAGGCAAAAATAAAGTAACAATTGAAGTCGAAGGAAAAGGCGTAACAGGTACTAAAAGAGGACTTGATAAACTAGCCGCGTCTCAAAAAAGAGTAAGTAAAAGCAATCAAAACTTAGCAAATTCAAGTGTTTCAGCAGATAGAGGCCTTAAAGGCACAGCTAACATGTCTTCTAATGTTACTAAAAACTTTTCTAAAATGCAGCAAGGCATGGAAGGTGGGGGAGGCTCTGGAGGAGTCGTCCGTGCTTATGCGTTGTTAGCGGCTAACGTTTTTGCACTTAGTGCTGCTTTCGGTATTTTATCTCGTTCTGCCCAAATAGATACTTTAATACAATCTATAGAAAGATTAGAAGTTGTTAGTGGTAAAGGTATAAAAAGCGTGGCAAAAGATTTACAAGAAGCTGCTGGATTCGGTTTGAGTTTTGCAGAATCTTTACGTTCCGTATCTTTAGCAACAAGCGCCGGTTTCGGAGGCCCTGAAATAGAAAGACTTGGTGCAGTTGCAAAAAATGCTGCAATATCTTTAGGGAGAAACTTACCTGATGCTCTTGATAGAATTTTTCGTGGTGTCATTAA